TACTGATGATGATCGTTTCTTCATCCATCTCTTTGTCCGTTGCCAAAATTGATATGACGTCATCAGCTTCTAGGTTTGCCCACATCTGTCCGTTAAGCTCTTCAATTATCCACTGTTTAACTTGTCGTAAGATAATTGGCAAGCGTGCCTTTGATCTGTTTGCTTTGTAGTCAGGATTAAGAACACGACGAAAGTTAGCACGATCAGTCAAGCACATCGTCACACTGTCTGTCTTCATCTTTTCCTTGAACTCTTCGACACGATTAATAACACGAGCTTTCGCAAGTGCCATGTCAGCGTGTACTGTCCACATCTCATCCTTCCATTCAATTGATTCCTCGGCTACTACTGCTGCTTCAAACGCTAATACGTCAGCGTCTATTAGTAATGTTGTTTTCTTATTCATAAAATATGCTCCAGTTCTCTTGGTATTTCTTGTATCGGCTTTTACTTGTTGGTTCAGGGTTCAGCTTAATCGTCTTACCTCCTAAGTCGTAACGTGGTATCATCCACCACATATTTTCAGGTGGTATATAACAAGCTACTATATCTACTTCATTTGACATCTTTAACTTACCCTTACACCCACTTGACGTTACGACGCTATAACATTGTCCGTCTCTAACACTTGATGACTTAACTTGTACCTTCAACATACCAGCAGGACAAGTAACAATAAAGTCCCACGGCATAGGTGTTGCTGGCATATGTGGTTCAAAGTCACGCTCTAAACATTCCGTTTGAAACTTTGACTCGGCTATTGCTCCGATTCGTTGAGCGTTACTTGATGGCATATAGTTTTGTACGTGTTGTTTTCTCCAGTCCCAAGGAACTTCGAGGTCAATCGTATCGTATAAATGTGCAAGATTCAAGTAATAGTCGTACTGTATCTCTAGTGTGTTTCCTTCCATGACATCCCCACTTTCGATTCACCGTCTAACAAGACGTTTAGTTTTAACTCTTTACCTGCTTGTCTTATCGCATTGACTGCCAACTCTCCGAACACACTGGCTTTATCAGGTAAGACCTCTGCTTGGAACTCGTCGTGTACATTAGCAACAAACGAATACTCTCTACCGTGCTGCCACTTCATACTGTTGAGTCGATGAAACAATTGTACAAGTGCTACCTTCATCGTCACTGCACCTGCTGACTGTAACAACATATTCAATGCTTTATGCGGTGAACGAACGGGAAGTATACGACCATCCAATCCGATCAGCTTACCACCGTTCTGCACCTTGCGTTCGATTGCTGCTTGTAGTTTAGCTAACGCAGGTATGTTACTATAGAATCTTCTCTTTAACTCCTGTCCTTCTCTAGCTCCACCTCCTACGATTTCCCCAATTAGTTGATCTCCAGCACCATACAAAAGAGCGTATATAAATGTCTTAGCTTGTGAACGTTCTGCTAATCCCGCAGCCTTTTGGTTTCTTGTATGTATGTCTCCCTCTATAACTTCTCTAGCGTAATCACCGCCATCATAGAAAGCTAAGTAATGTGCTAACATCCGTAATTCTAAACCACTAGCATCACACCCTACTAACCTGTATCCGTCCCCTGCCTTAAACAAATCACGACACTCTTCTCCGTAATCCATACCAACTGCTGGTACTTGTGCTAGGTTAGGAAAGCTGTGAGTACAGCGACCTGTTACTGCACCATTAGTGTTGACTCTTCCGTGTATTCGTCCGTCCTTCATTAACTTTAACCACGCAACATTACCTTCAGCTAACTGACCAAGGCGTTTCTGCACTGTCAGGTATTCAAGAAGCAACGACGCAAACGGATGGTTTATTCTTTCGAGTGTAGCACCGTCCATCTTTATGGTCTTGCCGTCAGGTTGCACGGGTATCTCTATACCTAGTTCTTCAAACCTTTGCTTTATTTCGTGACGGCTACCGGGATTGAACAGTATCGTCTTAGTCCTCATTGGTAACTGCTTAGCGTCGTTCGCTCTGTTCATGACTTGACCAGCTTCTTTTAATACTTTCCTTAATGCCGTCTTAGTTTCAGCTTCATAGGTAACACCATTAACTTCGACTTCCCAACCTGCTGGTGTCTTCATCTCTTCCGTCTTAGCGGGAAACTCTTTCTGTAGTCTGTCCAACAACTCAGCACGTTTACTGGCAAGCTTCAGCTCTAACTTCTCTGCTTTCTCTATATCAAACGCAAACCCTTTCTTCTCTTGTAGTCGCATGAGGAAAGCAAACCAGTGTTCTATTGCTAACATCTCACCGCTAGGATTACTACCCATCAGATAGTCAAACAGGATTTGTGTTACAATTGTGTCACGTTCACAGTACTTCCTCATCTCATCGTTGTAACTATCAAACGCATTGTCTTCCTCACCGTATGATAGCTTAGTCAACTTACTTAGTCGTAGTCCCCAAGCTTTCAATGAGTGACTACCTACTAAACTTTTATCGTAGTTTTTACGTAAGAAATCATCGTTGCGTACGTCTGCTACTATACACTTAGCCATGACCATCGTATCCAATACTCTAATCAACGGTGGATGGAAGCTGTACATCTTAGACAGAGCAGGTAGATCAAAGCCTATAACATTGTGACCAACGATACGTGCTGCCTTAGCTAACTCCTGTAGTCCGTTCTGTATACCAGCACCGTGATAAGTAATCATCTTAGGTGTGGTGGGATCGTAGATGCTCAGGCAGTGAACCGTATGTAAGTCACTCAGATTCGACCAGTCCTCGATCTTGTTTGTTTCTATATCAAAGAATAGTGTTTTCATAATTTTAGAATGGGTTGTTAGTTGTTTTATCTTCGAAGACATTGCTGTCCTCTGTGTATCTGCCTGTGTCGTGGTCGTAGTGAAGTGTTAAACAGTGACCTGTCTCTCCACTAAAACGATTTTTTAAGACTCGCACTCGTGTTTCATTCGATATTTTGTCGGCTTGTTGGTTTCGTTCCAGTCCGATCACCATGTCTGATAGCTGTGCTATAGCTTGACTACCACGTAGATGATGCAGACTTACTCGTCCTCCTTCTTCGTGTCCACTATCCACACGCTTCAAGTGAGACACAAGTATCATTCCACATCCTGTCTCTTCAACAAGACTACGCAGCTTGGTCATCGTGTTATCTATCAACCGTCGTTCGTCGTCACCTGCTATACCACTGATAACAATGCTTAGGTGATCTAAAAATATCCACTTACAATCAAACCCTTTTATCAGATAACGAATCTTAGATAGCAGGTTGTCACTGTCCATACTTCCGAAGTGATCGTAGGTGTAGAACTTTCCGTTCCCTACTGTCTCTTCAAATGCTGGACGTAACGCTTCCACTTCTACTGTGTCATCTTCTAAGTGTAGTGGTTTTTTCAGATGGATACCCATGATACCCAAGGCAGTACGCCTGACGGATTCCTCCAGTGCTATGTATCCTACCGTCTCGCCAAGACCTAGCAGGTGGTGACAAATCTCACGACAGAATAGGGACTTCCCGATTCCACTACCCGCGCATACCGTAACTAGTTCACCTAGTCTTAGTCCGTGTGTCGTGTTATTCAACCCATAGTATGGATAAGGCAAAGCTTTGTGGCTTTCAGTATTACTCACCTCGTCCCACAAGTCCTTACCGTTTATGATTCCGTCAGGTCGATACTCTACTGCCTCGTATAAACAACTGACTAACTCTTTCGACTTGTACGCAGTGATCATGTCGGACGGATCTTTCAGTGGTAGCTCTGCTATGTGTGCCTTACCCGGTGTCAACAATGCTGCACACTCACTCGCTCCCTTCCGTCCAACCTCATCCATATCGAAACAAAAGATCACCTTGTCGAACGACTCCAACCAATCAATAGCTTGTGCCACGTGTTTCTTTGCAGCACTTGCTCCGTTAGGTACACTGACGACTGGGTATCTGTTGTCCATTGCTTGAGATACTGACAACGCATCTATCTCTCCCTCTGTTACAACGACACGTCGTCCCTTCTCTTTCCACAGGTGCTGACCGTACAATCCAATCAACTCACCACGAACACTGAAGCTTTTGTTAGCGTACCGTATCTTCTGTGCCACTGGCTTACCGTCTCGTGTCTTATAGTTAGCTATCTGTACAGCTTCTCCTCCTATCTGTCCGACCCAGTATCCCCACTTACGGCAGGTATCAGCTGTTAAGTTACGTCGTGGTATAGCTTTGGGTTCTCCACTCAGGAACTCTCTCGGTGTTGGTTCACTCACTCTTCCTCCTTGTCCACTATAATTTTGACACACGAAACAATAGGTGCTTCCGTCATCGTTGACTGCTGCTCCGTCACTTGACCCGCACTTGTCACAGGGTTGATGCGTTGCTGTGAAAGCCATGTCTTCGGTATAGTTTTATTAGCATATTTAATTCCTTTCTTCTCGCACCAACAAGCGTAAGTGGTGTCTGATCCCTTTCGTATCTTGTTCGCAGCGTTCATGAACACCAATCGTATATCTAGGTGCGGATGTTGCTCACGTACTAACAGGTGTTTCTTCCTGTCCTCGACTGTCCAAACTCCCTTTGCCTCTATGATAATACCATTGGGCAAGATGAAGTCAGGTGTGTAGGTTGATACTTTACGGTACTCTATCTTTAGTGTCTCGTACTCGAAATCGACACCACTACGCTTAAGTTGATTAGCTAGTTTAGATTCAAATCCTGACCTGTATCTATTGTTAGAAGTTCGCTGTGATTTCTTCGCTCTCTTCTTCCGCATCGAATACTTGGTCTAGGGTTTCACCGCCATTTGCTACGTAACCTTCTTCCGAAGTAAACCCGAAAGCATCTGCTGCTACACCACTGACTCCACCGTTCTGTAGTTCTAATACTTGCACGGCTTGTAGATCAAACGATACGCCAAATCCTGCCATAGCTGTGTACCAAAACCTCGGACGAAACGCTAGGTTAACTTTACTACCACCCCATACTTTAACATCTTCGGGTAGTGGTTTACCTTGGGAATCGAACAGAGCAATTGATAACGAATACTCACTACCATCTCTTCTTCTACCTCCGGCTTTCAACTTGGACTTAACAAGGAATCCACCTTCCTCTTCTTTAATAGGAAACTCTTTCTGTTCTATCTTCTTTCCTTGGTTCTCCTCTTGCACTTGTTTCAACTCTTCTTCGTACAACGGACGCAGTGTATTCTTCAGCATCTCTGCTTGGTCTTTATCAATAACAAGGTCACAACTGTACGTACCGAACTCAGGTTCAAACCGTTTGTTAGGTTCGTTTAAGTGGGCGTACTTAGCAGTGCCTTTTACTTTTATTACTGGGTGTTTCTTTCGTGCTTTTATACTCATATCTCTTAGTGTGTTTATTAGTGTTAAGACAGCAGATACATTGCTCGATCTATTTGCGAGACATCAAGTGTCCCAAGTTCAGGCAGGTCAGGCAATTTTGCTGTCGGGTTGTTGTTCTGTAACTCACATCTGAACTCTTCTAGTAAGTTAACGGAATAAATATCTTTGTAAGCTTTGCGTACTAACTGGTGTACTTGTTTAGCGTTTGAAGCGTGGCTAATAAAACAATCGTGTACGAAACCCATATCGAAGGGCATAGCGTAGGCTAATTTATGAACAACGCAAGCATCAAGTCCGTGTATAAAGTTAGCAGTGATACAATTCTTCTGTTCACGCGGATCAACGTCGTCGAGTTCTTGTGTATATTTCATTTCAGTTTGAATGTTATTTATAATGGTTCTAACATTCATTCGTTTGTGGGTGGTCATCTTTTGTGTGACCTTAAATCCGAATGGTGTTGTCCATTTAATCTCTTGGTTACCTAATGCTCCCGCACAACCACGTAAGAATTTCTGCACACGATTGACAGACACTAAGACTTCTCTAGCTATGTCGTTGAATTGTTTAGCTAAGTAATTGATAGCGTCCACTTCTTGTCCCACTTCAAATGGATGGTTGTCTCCGATCTCATGCAGAAACTTCTGAAGCACGTGAAAGTACGACTGACCGTATGGTTTGTTCATGATCGCCAACTTAGCCAGCTTCCTTGTAACGCCGTGTTGAAACCACTGACTAGCTATGTAGTTCTCCTTACTTTGTTCTTTCAATCGTTCGTACACAAGGTCAGCTACCCATTGGTACATATCACCGGGTGGTTGGTCAGGTACGAGGTTGCAGTGTTTAGCTAGTCCTTCATCACGTAACAAAAGGTGTAGTATCTGCATGCCGTTATTACTACAATCCATACGCACTGGAAAGTGGGACATGTAACCATATCCTTCTTTCGTAAACTGTTGATACTCATAACAAAACGCAAGGAATCCAAAGGGTTCACTCGCTTCAGTCCACCAGTCATTTTCGTATGGGTCTTCTGCGGTTTCCACTATCCATCCTTTGTGCTTCCTTACCCAATACAACCTATCTTCTATGCTACCCTTGATTCCCCAGCAGTTAGCACCGTGTACTAACAGACGTTCAAGGTCGTCCTCGTCCACAATCTGTTGT